CGAGGATGAACATGATCGATAGATAGGTCACTAAGGTCATAAGTTTTTCCGCAGTAAATGCAAGTATGGTCAAAATGTTCCTTAATAGAGCGCCTCCACAGGCGCTTGGCTTCTGGTGAGGTCATAGCTATTAAGTTAAAAAGATAGTCGTCAGGTGTAGGAAGTAAGGGAGTCATGCGCGTCCTTTGCGGGCTCGGTTTTTAGATGCTTTTTCAAGNNGTTCCGCGTCTCCGATTTTCTTTGTTTAGTGCAGATCGTTTAGCGATCTGTAGTTTAGATGAGTCGTACTCCTTTTGGTACGATTTGTAGTTACCGTTAGCGTATTTAGCACCGCTATGTTTAGACGTTCGAGCCATGCAACCTCCGTTGTACAAGCTCAGGGTCTACCTGGGGCATAACCGCTGCCAGTTTAGACAATGGATTACCGTCCATGGCAACACCACTGATGTCATTTGTTTTAAGCCAGTCGCAAGCTGCTTTAAGGTCAGCTGTAGAAGCCTCACCTGATTTAATACGGGCAAGAAACTCCTTAGTAACTAGATTATGCAGCTCGTTAAACTGGTCTTCTGTAGCTTTTTTCTTAACCATTGCGAAGCACGATTTGGTCTAGTTTTTGTTCAATACGTACCATATGGTCTTCCATCCGACTAATCATCTCAGACAACTCAGACTTCTTGACATATTCAGAAGCCACAGTAAGTTCGATACCATCTAGTCGGCGGTCAAGCGCACTAATACGTTCGTGAACACTATTGATTCGGTTGTGCAGTCTGCTGTTCAGTGCTGCTCCCCCCGCTATCGCTGCTATCGACAGACTTACTAGAGCTTCGATCATTGTTCAAAGATACGATAGGGATAATGTCATGGCACAATACTTCTACCCTACTACCAGGACGAAAGGTAAAACCAGCTTTCATGATTTCTGTGCATTTCATTGCACGAATCATTTCGTAGTTTAACCTCATCTTTTGTTCGTGTCGTTTAGCTATTTGTTTACACAGCTCTATCATGCCACCGTCAAGCGGTATCATAAAGGACATCTGCATACCATAATTATTAGAACGGACGTATCCGTCAGCTTCGTATGGTATAGTATCGTTGCCCATATAAAATGGACTAAACGTCATAGTAGATCCGTTGCACGAACTATTAGCACCAAATATCTGTCTACTTGGTGCACCATTGTTCTGGAATTGTACAGCTTGGTTGGTAACATTACCAGTTGCAGCTGCTACAGGGTTAGAAGTATTCTGTACTTTAGGATCTTCTGCGTAAGCAGGTGTTACTGCGAGAAGATAGAGAGCGAGGTAGTGGTAGAGGTGGACTCGATAGTTTCTGTGATGTCGATTGTCTCTACAACACCTGCGTCTCGGGTTGTGATCTCTAGAGACCAAGGATCTCCAGCCGTGGTTACGGAAAATGTTGTACTGTCGCCAGCAATATCTGAGCTGGGAGTTACGTTTGATCCACTCCATGAGTTGTAATCACCACCAAAGACTTCAGTCTCGATAGTACGTTCAATGTCAACCGTGGTGGTGGTAGTCGATTGCATTGACCCCTGGGTAAACTGCGGGGTAACAGTTTGAGCTGATGCGGGTGCAGCCAACAGCAGCAACAGAAGTAGCTTTTTCATTCCTTTTTTTCGCGGGTAATTGAGAAAGTTGCTAGAGTGCCACTCAGAATTGATGCGACATAGGTGGGATCCATCTTTTCCATCCAACCTGCGTAGCTAGCAGTTAGGAGTCCGGCGGACCAGACGAGGACGATAAATTTGATGAACCCTTCCGTTTTGTTATTCTTGTCCATGCTTGTTTAAGAATGGGCTTCATTGCATTTACAGTCCATTTAAAGACTGCGGTTGCTGTAAGGGTGGCTGCAACAGACACGGTGGCAGTAGTACCAGCCGTGACAAGTATTTCATTAGAAGGCAAAGGCATAGTTACATCCGTAAACGGGATGTCTACCTGCCTTGTGTCTTGTGGTATATCCGGTAACTTAACCGGCGGTGGTTTAGGTTTTGGTTTCTCTTTATCAGATTCTGTTGTTCCTTTGACTCCCGGAGGTGGTCTAAGGTCGCTAGGAGGCACCACAAGCGGCTTGTATGAGGGCAAATCCGCTCGTGGGACATCTAGTACCGGACGGGGTAAAACAAGGGGCT